GTGGTTACGTCATAGCGCAAATATTTTAGAGGCGCCGCCAGAGAATTTGACGGTTAGATTACCACCGTTTGGAAGTACAGGTAGACCCGTAGCTGTGTCAATGTATGCTATTAATCGTGAATCCGCTTGTCTAGCTCCGTCTGTTTCAGCGTCGCCAGTGTTGTGGTATAAGATTAATGCTTCACAGTTAGCACCAGTTACAAATGGAAAGACGACATCGTCCGCATCAAAAACACCAGCTGTAATAGTTTTGTTTGCCAAATTGGCGGTTGAAACTACAGCTGTATTTGGAATATCGGCTCTGTCTTCATGTGATAAGCTAAAGGTGTAGACGTCCGTGTCTATTAAAGCAATTGTAATAGCATTAGATGACAGGTTGAGCGAACCGCCAAGGAAATCTTCCTTGGCTTTACTGTATAGCTGATTAGCCATCTAATTATCCTTACTCTACGCCGGCTTCGCCGTGCGTCCACCAATCATACGCAAACGTCACCTGGTATTCTTCAATTGCTTCAGCTTCCCAAGTTAAATCAATAGGAGCGATAGCGATTGGGTAGATGCCTACAAACTTATAAGTTTGAATAGGTGCATCGCTGTCTTTACCGTACTGTAAAACTTCAGCAGTACCTTCATAAGCGCTCTTAGCACCGCCTAAGCTGTTTTTGTTACCAACGTGAGTGTTGATCTTGTGGCTCCATGTTTCCAGCGCATTGCGAATTGCAAAGTCCTCATCATTCAAGATGGTAACGGACCAGTCTTCGAAAGTTCGGTTACCGTGCACCTTAATCTGACGACCAAAGTAAGGAACAATGATCGTTCCTAAAGTTGATTGAGGAATTGAAGAAGCTCGTGCGTGGAAGGTTGTATCTGGTACACCCTGCCCTGTAATGGAAACTTCAAAGAGGGAGGGACGTGCCCCTCCCCCTGAAAGTTGTCCTTTAAACGAATTAACGTTAAATGGCATTTCTTATTCTCCTTTTATTAACCGAACTGACCTACGACTTCATCAAACTCTACGCCGGTTCTTACCGCAACAAAGTTGAGCTGAATGAAGTTAATCGAACGGGCTGGCTTAATGTATATATCTCCAACAAACTCATTTCGATCAATAATTTCTGGAGTGTTGTTTGTTTCGTCACAAACTACTCGGAAATCAGTGATACCCCGTCGGCCTTGTACGTCTCGCAAGAATGGCTCGACCAAACTTACAAACTGAGACCTAGTAAACGGGTCGTTAAACTCAAACAAGCTCTGTCGTGCGGCAATCGCGATTGCTTTTTCTAGAACAATGAACAATCTACGAACATTAATTCTGTCAAAGGCACTAGGAGATGCTAGCAGAGTTTTGTCACCAAACAAGATCGTACCTTCGCCAGGGAACGTGACCACTGGGTTAATACCATTCTTGTACAGCTGATCTCTAGCAGTCTTATTAGGGTTAAACGCTAGCTTTACTACGTTCTTGATACGACCGCGAGTTAAACCAGCTGGCGAATACCATGGGTCTCGAACTTGATCCGTGCGGGCCATCGTACCTGCAGTATCACCGTTAAGTGGCACCCAACGATAAACATCGTTGTACTTATCGTACTGATACTTGTAACCGCTGTCGAGAACTGCGTAAGAAGAAGACGGGAGAGTGTTTCGGAATGTTACCGAATCATCTACCTCTGCACCTACGTAAGACGTGTTATTTACTACGTCTGCTTGCTCTGGAGACAGACATACAATACAATCTTTACGGTACTCAGCAATGTTGTTAATCAAGTGTACAGCGGTGGCTGTTACAGATGAGCCGCCTAAAATGATTGACACATCTACGTCTTCAGCTGATTTAAACAAATCGTATGCTCTTTGGTACTCTCCCGCTGTACCAGCAGATCCATCAGCGCCCAGAAGAAACGATTCGCCTACTGGAGTACTGCCTCCGCCAAACGTCGTGCCTGATGCTGCGCTACCGGCGTTAGTGAGGCCCAGCGAATGAGCAGCCCACCACATATAGCTTGAAGAGCGGTTAATAACATCAACGTAGTAGTTACCTGATCCATCTGCCTTCTTAGCATCGCTTGCCTTAGAAACATTTTGCCAAACTTCTACCACTTGATTTTTGACGTTAGTCCAATCTCCGTCCTCATCAATTACAACAATATGCATTTCGTCGTTAGAACCACCACGAGTAGTTGCCCACGCAGATGTGCCTGGAGCACGTTCGACGTTGTTGTAAAATTCCCAACGGCGGTTTAAAGCCGTACCACCGTTAACAGTGTTACCAGCATACGCTGTCTCGAGAGTAACTGATAATCCATCAGCAGCTACAGCGCTAACCTTGTATAGGTCTTTATCTGGTCCAAGCTGCAAAGAATCACCAACGGAAATAACGGAAGCCTGGTTAGCAGAAAATACTGCGCCGGTGTTGCCGTTTACTACCGTATATGTTCCAGTAAGAGTCGACTCAAAAGCCTCAGCACTAGGACAAATTGAGTACTTTAATGAGTTACCCAAACTGCCTGCATACTTAGCTATAAAGTTACCTACACCTGAAGTGCCTGATGAGTAGTTAGCATCATAGTCTTCTTCGTTTTTAATTAGTACTGGTGTACCAGCTGTTGTAATGGCGTTAAGTGCACCAGTGTTGTTAATTCTGACAGTAAACAGTGTGTCGGTGTACGACAAAAAGTTGGCCGCCGTGAAAAAATCCTTGAAAAATGTACCGTTAGGTTTTTGAAACTGACTAACAAGCTGAGCTTCGTTACTAACTAACACACGTTGTTCAATAGGACCCCAACGAAACTGACCAGCAAAGCCGCCAGAAGTCGTCTGTACTGCAGGAACAATAGCGGTGAGATCAATCTCACTAACATTAACTCCTGGAGAAATTTGAAAGGCCATTTGAAATCTCCTTTGTAATTATTTTACTGTTATATTTATAAAATTAAAAGTTTGTGACATCTTCAACGCTGTACTTGTAACCCAGGGGTCCAACTACATCTTCTTGCACAAAATGATTGTGACCATCGTCTATTATACCAAAAGGAAGAACGTCGTCTTCTATTAGTTTTTGGTTCTCCAAGTAAAGCCTGCTTCTTATATCGTTGTCAGTCAATTCTATAAAAAATTCTTGCCTCACAAGCCATGAAAATAAAACCGTACACATTACGAGATCATCATGATGAC